TGTGTAACCATCATCATACGTATAAAACCCTTCTATATCAAAATTATAATTTGCAGTTAACAAGGATGTACCCAATCCGCCACCTGAGGTTATAAGCGGTTGTAAATTAATATCTAATATTCTAATCTCATCTTTTGTTGATTTTTTTGTTATCTTACTAACTTTACTATCTAATCGTTGATTAAAAAATCTAACATTATTCAAAGATCCAAAATTATATTTTATGGCCCTTGCTAAAAATACCCATTGTTCTGTTTGAAATTCTACTCTTAATATATAACTACTATCCGATTGTGTTCCGGAAGTATCCTCAGTTAAACTAAACGATGTTTCTTGTGATTCGCCTAGATCAATTCCCAGTATAACTTCATACCGATTATTTCGATGATCATACCGTATACCAAACGAATTATTAAGTTCTAATTGATCTTTAATTGCTGTAATTTCTGTTGAACTAAATTTATTATTATATGCAGGTGCTATACGTTTTATTCTAACATTATTTGGTATATTTCTAGACAGTGATATGGTACCATAGTCTTCTTTGGTTTTACCTGTATATCCCAAACTAGAACTTGTAACCCCTCTGCCATCTCCGTACACTCCGGTTATACTTGCCCAAGTAGTAGACGATCCTATTACAAATTGACCGTTAGTATCTACTTCTGCAAATTCTATATTTGCACCTTCAACTAAAAATTTACCAATTGAATCTAATGAATCTTTTCCAATAGCAACAATATCCGGTGCCGTTGCACCCTTTTCAAAATACCCAGTTGCTTGCCTAGCAGATCCAGTAATTTTTTTCCATGTCCACATTTTTGCGGCCAAAGCAGGGGTTGCTTCATCTGACGATGTAAAATATAAATCGTCCGCCGAATCGCCACCTGACCAAACAAAATCACTTTTATATTTTTGATAATAAAAATTTTGTACTTCTGATTCTTCTAAATAGGATTGTATATATTGTTCTATTATATCGGTAGCATTTAATGAAGAAGGTAATGTTAATGTTTTTCGTAAAAATGTTTCTTCTTCAAACATATATCCATCATCACCAAATATTGTTAAATCTTTATATGTTCCTGTTGGATCATTGATATCTACATATCGAGTATGACCACTATGTACTCTATTTGTGCTCTTAATCTTTGTAATATTTGTAGATGCTTGTAAAGGATAAACTGCATAATCTGTAGCAGATACCATTCTATTTTGTGTACTATACACCTGTGGTGCTTTTGTTTGGATGCTTGTATTTGTTTCAGTTAAAGAACTATTTCTTACAGGTTCTTCTAAATCCAATGTTACAATCAAATTATATAATTGTAAATCATGTTTACTGAAATAAGGTAAAGTAATTTCAATATTTTGAATATCATTTGTTCTAATAGTATATTCTTCCCCATTACCTACTCTATACCATACTCTAATAACTCCTTTTGGAGCATTACCAAATCTACCATCTGCAAATTTAACACTAATTGCATCATTGGTATTAGTAACTACTTGAAAAATATCTCTAATATTATTATCAACTGCATTAAAAATAACATTAGAACCGACCACAGTATCAACAGGAGTCCAAATTGTTGTTATTGCTCCATTTTGATCAATAGTTTGTACCCATACATCATCATTAGAAATATTTTCAGTTGTAATATCTATAACTTGATTTTCAATAGGACGATTAATTAAAGTATCTTTAAATTCTAAAGTACCTTGTTTAAAATAAAAGAAAAATCCTGTTTTAGCACTAGAATTCCCTTTCCCATCATTAAGATATAAACATCGCATAGCAGAATCTGGATCAGGATATGGCTCAAATAAACCTAAGGTCGAATCAACATCGACATTTGTTATTTCAAATGGTATAGATTCTCCTTGAACTGTACCAGCAAACGTATGAGTCACATTTTGTTGTGTTTGAGAATTCATTTTATAAATTTCAGTTTTAACACCATCTAATGTTGCTGTTTTAAACGGTGTACCAAATTGTGTAGTACTCCCAAAAGAAGAATTTAATATCATTAAAAATTGTTCATATGCATTTGCATTTGTGGAATCATTCCATGTAACATCTACATTTAATATATTATTACCATCAGAATCAATTAATGCTTCTGTTGTCCGTATTGTTTTAATTTTTAATACTCCACTAGAATTTATATTTCTAGTAGGATTATATCCTAAGAATCTAGCTAATTTTAATATTGAATCTCTGCTTTGAGCAGTTTCCATAAAATTTTCACGAGTAGCAAAATCAATTCTAAAAGCAAGATTATGGCCCATAAATGCTATTAGATCCATTAAACTAATAAATTCAGATGATTGAATCCAATCATTGTAATCTTCGGGGTAGTTTAATCTTATGTAATCTACCATAGCCGCTTTTAATGTATCAAAATCATATGCTTGAAAATTAGATTGAGCAAATGATTGATATTTTGCTATGTAATCTTCTGCGGCAAATAAAACATCTTGTCGTGTAGCCATTTGTTTATAATCCTTCTTCTAGTTCTCGGTCAAACGTTAACGCCATAACTTCCAATTGGTCTGTTGGTTGGTAAAATAATCTTAATTGTACACTTAACGCATTATCGCTTGAATAAGTGTTTACTCCTTCTAATCTCCATCTAGGATCGTTTGCTACAATATTAATGCAATCTTCTTTAACTGCTTCTTCGGTTGTATCATTCCATGGTTCAAACATTAATTGCCAAATCATTGAACCAAAGCCGGGACTCATAATTCTTTCCCCTTTTTTGGTATGAAAATGATTTATTAAATCTTGTTTTGCTAACTCTATATCATGTAATTTTCTAGTTGTCGGTCCTTGAACTGTTGAAAAACCTTTAAATAATGTCTTTGCCATGGTATCCTTAACAGGTTATATTGTATTTATTGAAAATATTATATACGCATTTAATTTTTTAGTTGACAAATGATCTGTAGAGTGTATAATAGTTGTATAAGTTAAAAATGAAAAGAACCAAAAGACTGATAAATAATTTAAGTAAGTATTAGGATATTTAAATGAAAATCAACGAAGTATGTACTAAAACGCAATGCGTTGTTCAAATGGGGCCTAAACGTGGATTTGGCGCAGGTGATGTAGATCCGAAACTTGCTAATGCCGCAGGTAAAGTCCAAGATGCCAAAGACGATAAAATGATGAAGCAAGCCGAGATTGAGGATGAAAAATTTTATAGGATGAAGGATCACGGAGAACGGCAAAATAAACCCAAAACATTAATGCAAGCAGTAGGCGAAGCATCATTTGATCTTCCATCTTCAGACTTTAGACATACAGAAAAATTTACTGTAGGAACTGGCAAAGAATTAGAATTTGCCAAATATATTTCTAGACAACTAGAAACAATGGGTGTTACAAAAGAACAAGCAACACGACTATATAAGGCATCAAAAGATGGCGATTATAGTTGGGTTGAACGGTTTGGTAAAAGTCCTAAATTAAAACAACTTATTGGTCATAATATTGGTACTGCAATGACAACTAATGCAGTAGCAATTCACAATGGCATGGGCTTACTTGCAGGCTTACTTAAAATACAACCCAAACAAACTAAAATACCTACACCATCTCAGGTACCAGACGATTTGCAACCAGGTGGACACGATACAGATGAGTATCTCCAAAGTAAAGATAACAAACAAGCAAGACAGTATTACGACAGAGATATGAACTGGAGTGGTCTACGTTAACCCTTACCTAAAGGGAAAAATGGTAAAAGATTGGGCTAATACCTTTCACAAAACTTTTAAAATAGTCGAAAATCCTAATACACAATATCCTATGGTCCGTGTATTACGTTATGTAATATGCAGAGACGGATTCCAATTTTCTCTTCAAGCAGGTCCTTCCCATTACAGTGAACCAAAAGCAATAGCAGATTATTACTCGGCTTTTGAAATAGGTTATCCGTCTGCTGAAGAATCTTTGTGGGAACAATGGATAGAACCGGGCAATGATCCGACCGAAAGTGTTTATGGTTGGGTTCCTCAGGATGTAATAAATGCAGTAATCAAAAAACATGGTGGTATCGACGAACGAGAATTTATCAAAGAAAAATTAATAAAATAAATACGTGTATGACAGGACCACACGTAGAAGACCATTTATCAGAATGGCAAGAAGTAGAACAAGAACGAGATTATTATCAGGCACAATATGAGGCAGTTCAAAAAGAATTAGTCGAAGTAAAAAAAGAACTAGATGATATTAAAAAAGTTTATTTTAAAGACGGACACTTTTAACTCAGAAACTATATATGAAACTGATAACGGGTAACGCAAATACCCAACTTGCTATTGATATTGCTAACATTGCCGGCATAAATTTATGCGAAACTCTAGTTACTAGATTCGCAGACAACGAAATCTGGGTAGAAATAAAAGAAAATATCCGTGGCGAAGATGTTTTCTTAATTCAAAGTACATGTAATCCAGCAAATGATAATTTAATGGAATTATTAATACTTGCCGATGCTTGTAAGAGAGCAAGTGCAGGCAGAATTACGGCTGTAATGCCTTATTACGGTTATGCCAGACAAGATAGAAAACCAGCAGGGCGATCGCCTATTACTGCAAAACTTGTTGCTAATATGATTGAAGCCGCAGGTGTTGATCGTGTACTAACAATGGATTTACATGCAGGACAAATTCAAGGTTTCTTTGATATTCCAGTAGATAATTTATATGCTCAACCTTTATTTGTTAAAGATTTAAATACAAATCCTATGGTTACTAAAGGTAGAGCTATAATAATTTCACCTGATGCAGGCGGTGTACCTCGAGCAAGAGCGATAGCAAAACAATTAAATCTAGATATTGCAATTATAGATAAGCGAAGAGATCGTGCAAACGAATCTGAGGCTATGAACGTCATCGGCGACGTTTTAGGAAAGCAATGTATAATAGTAGACGATATAATAGATACAGGCGGAACACTTGTAAAAGCCGCCAAAGCATTAGAAAACGAAGGCGCAGAAGATGTACAAGCCTACATAACACATGGGGTATTGAGCAACGATGGCGCGAAGAGGATGGAACATTCGGTGATGTCTCGTTTAGTAATAACTGATACTATACCAACAAAAGAAAATAGAGTATTACGAATTCTATCAGTAGCAAATATGTTTGCAGAAGCAATTCGTAGAGTACATCATGATGAATCTATATCAGTGTTATTTGACAAAGCAGAATATATACCTTAATGTATGATCACGATGCTTGGATAAAATGTCATCCAGATGACTTGTGGATATTTGACAAACTAATTCTTGCCAAAAAATTAGGATACCTATGCGGACCTGCTGAAGTAGCAGTACCGGAATCAAATAATTATATAGTTAGACCTTGTGTCAACCTTGCTGGTATGGGCATAGGTGCTGAAGTACGGTTTTTAGAAAAAGGTAAATGGGATTTAAAACCAGGTTATTTTTGGTGCGAGCTATTTGAAGGCAGACATTTAAGCGTAGATTATGCAATAGATAATTCAGCTCGTATAGTACAACAAGGAATAACAACAGAAGGATTTAGAAATAAGTCTAACCCTTTATGGAAATTTGATAAATGGATACGGGTTAATGATAAATTTAAAATTCATTTCATGTTAACAAAACTTAAAGGCTCTTACAAACATATAAATTGTGAATTTGTAGGCGGTAAACTCATTGAAATGCACCTAAGACCCAATCCAGATATGGGCGAATTTAAAGAAATAATTCCTGTATGGGAAGGCGAATTATCTATACCTCCAAAAGGATATACTTATGTCGAAGACAAAGATTACAATAGGCTCGGCTTTTTTAAGCGTTAAAAATCATTTTAAAGAAAGTTATCGGTTAAGCAAAGTTGCATTTTATAGTGAGCTTTGTGAAGCAGTATTAGTAGGTGGTGCAAGTGCCATATTAACTTTCACAGTTTTAGATCCTGCTACAAAAATATTCATTCCTATGTATTTTATAGGTAGTGCATTAGGTGTTGTGAGCACCGTTATACGCAAAGCCTCCTTCGCAACTGTTCTTACAGGATGGTTTACAATAATGAATTTTATTGCATTAATTAAACTTTTCGGTTGACAAATATATTAAAGATAGTATAATATATGTAGTATTAAACTTTATTATGAGTACCAAATGACTATGAATGAATGGGATTTTGTACACGAAGAGGTGGCTCTAGTAGATATCGGTTTATTTGATATGGACCCAAAAAAGACTAAGTTTAATGATAAACATTGCTTGGCACATATTATGTGTTGGGCTGGCGCATTTCCTAGTGTTTCTCAGGCTAGGAAAAATGGATGGGATAGGCCCATCCCTTTTGGCTTTTCCGAATTTAAAGTAGGAAAAAACAAAAGACATATTTTCATCCTTAATCGAATAGGAGAAAAATGAGGTATTTTTATTTGGTGCTCGTAGCACTTATTGCTGTTGGCTGTTCCAGCAAACAAGAACTGGTCAAAGAGGCCCTTAATAGTGTCGGTGATCGACCTAAATGGGTTATGGTACCGCCTGCACCGGAAGGCGATCAACTTTATTTTGTAGGTACAAGTGCTTTGTACGGTACAGAAAAAAACGCCCGCAGGGATGCAAAGCGGGATGCAATCCGGGAAATGTCAGAATACGTTCGTGTTCTTAATAAGAACAAATTTGAACGGGCTAGTGTTACATATGGCATGGATAGTTTTGTAATTATGCCTACTGTTAGCGAACGTAATTTTGAAAGAATTATGAGTGCATCTACCGCAAATTATTTGCGAGTTGAAGAGCTGTATTTTGAACGTGAAGCTGATGCCGCAGGTGTTCCTGGCTACAAATATTTTGTACTTACAGGCATCAGTAAAACTGATCTTGAAACAGCATTACACGCAAATGCAACGGCCAATGCCAAAAATGCCCAAACGGCAATGGACCTCGCTAATACCGAAGCGGCCAAAGCACAATGGAAAAATGCTCGTGATTTTTGGAAAG